TTGGTTCAACAGATAAGAAATAATTTTCATATTTATTGTAAACAGTTTAAATAACAGAGAGAAACAATGGCAAAGTTAAAACATTTATTACCAGATAAACAATTAAACGAGAGTGGACTTGCTCGTTTGTCAAAACATATGGAAGAACATGACTGTGGAACAATAACTGCATTTCGTTCCAAAGAAGGTTGTGCTACAGCTGAAGACAAACCATATTCAAAGGGTGACAATCAAAAAAGAAATAGACAATTATATGCCAATCTTCAAATGATGGGATATGGTGTAACTGCAGTTCACGGTGCTTATATTGAAAACTACGGAACACCTGATGCAAAAGAAGTTAAAGAAAATGTTTACTTTGTTGTTGATTTGAGTGATAAAGGAAAATTGCGAGAAGACTTGATAAATCTTGGCAGTAAGTATCAACAGGATTCTATTCTCTATATTCCAAAAGACGGCGAGGGTTCTACACTAATTGGAACAAGTGATTGTGAAAGTTCGTATCCTGGTTTTGGTAAAGAAGTTAAGTTCAAAGATAGAAAGATGGGGCAAGGTGGTGAGTTTATGACAAAGGTTAGTGGTAGACCATTCATGTTTGAAACCACATTACTTGAAACGATAATAGAAGATAACTACTACAAACACGCAAACATAATGGGTAAATGGGCAACAAAAACTATTGCAAATGGTGATTGGAAAGATATTGACATTTAATTTTTATTAAAGGTATTATTATGAGCCGTTCATATCGAAAAAATCCGATAATAGGCAATGCAGGAACTTCTGAAAAATATGAAAAAGTTCATGCACATCGTAAGAGTAGAAAACAAATTAAAGATCATATCACCGCAACTCATGGTGATTTGGAATTATTGGAAGAAATAATGATGCCGGAGGAAGATGAAATTTCTGATCCTTGGACTTCATCAAAAGACGGAAAGACATATATTGATCCGGTAATACGCGATGATGATACTGAATTTATGAAAGAAGTTAAAACAAAAATTATGAGGAAATAATTGTTATGGATTTTGTTATGGTCGAACCAAAACGCAGTAAATTCGGTGCCTATCATTTTAATGGTAGCGAACAATCTGCAAAAGAAGCATCTGAAAAATGGGAATGTATCATAGGTAGAAATGAAAACTTTGAAAACAAATATGTAATTACATTCGGTGATGGTCAAAAATGTTTTCCAAATTCTTATATTGTAGTTGAAGAAAATAAACCTATTGTGTATTCACAAGAAGAATTTATTAGAAAATATCAAATAGTGTATGACCTTCGTGACCGTTTAGGAAGTTTTTATTCAATAGATTAACAAAAGGTGTTTTGTGGAAGAAGATTATTTCCAACAATTTTACGGAATGGATCCGTATCTATCCATAACTGCTGAACAAATAACATACATAAAAGAAAACTTTGATAAAGAATATGTCAAAGACCGTCTGGCTGAAATAGCAATGACATATCCACTACCGTATGCGGATATTACAATCGAAAGTGCTCAAAGCGAGTTTCTAAAATTGAAAGGTATTCGTTGGAATGAAATTCTAAAAGAAGGTGAGTGGTTTCCAAGAAAAGCATCCGAACCAAAATATGCTTTGACTTATGGTGGAAAACAGTTATATTTCAGTCGTCTTAATACTGGTAACGATGCATCAAACTATTTCCAACAAAAGAACCGTTGGGAAGTTGATGCATCCGTATCACCAGGTCCTGCTAGAACATGGCAAAACCATAAGTTTATGAAGTCACTTATGGGTTCTATGTATTCTCTTAAAATGGAAACAATCGGTAAATCAGAATTGAGAACAATGTTAGGATTGCGTAAATACATTTGTTCACAGTTCAAACCTAATGTTGCAAAGTGTATGTACGAAATGTTAGGTGCAAAAAATGTATTAGACTTTTCTATGGGATGGGGTGACAGACTTGCGGGATTTTACGCTGCGTCTTGCACCGAACATTATGTTGGATTGGATCCAAGAGTAGAAAATCATCCGATATATGATGAACAAGTCCAGTTCTATGAAAAGAATTTAGGTTTCTTTGAAGGGAAGAAGAAAACAAATTTCTATCAATCACCAGCAGAAGATTTTGATTTCTCACAATATCCAGAACATTTTGATTTGGTGTTTACATCACCACCGTATTTCAATGTTGAGAAGTATTCACAATCAGATACACAGAGTTGGGTTCGATATAAAGGAATTGATATGTGGAATAAAGATTTTCTACAAAAGACACTAGGAAATATTATACCATCGTTGCGAGTTGGTGGTGTCATGGCAATAAACATTGCAGATGTTTACACAAATTCCGCTTGGTCTACGGGTAGACAATGGTTAGAGATAACAAACCCGATGAATGATTTTCTTGTAGAGAGTGGAATGGAATACTTGGGATGTATCGGAATGGAAATGTCCAAAAGACCTAACTCTGCCGGTGCAGGAACAGCTACAAGAGACGGACACTTTCTTGATGATAGTGTTCAGTTTGCTCAAGAGAATAAAGATAAAAAGTTTTGTGAACCAATATGGATGTTCAAAAAGGTATAATATGTATCAAAACATTTTTGTTAAAACAAATACAAAAGAAGCATGGGTGTGGGATGATGCCAAAGGTTTGATGCATTTTGAATACACGCCTTATGCTTACAAGAAAGATCCTAACGGTAAATATATTTCTCTATACGGTGATAAACTTTCAAAGGTTACAAACTTTGTAAAGAATGATCCTGACCTATTTGAATCGGATATTGCAGAGACAACTCGTATTCTTGTTGATATGTATAGTGATTCCGATATGCCCTCGAAAGGAATTGTTACAATGACATTTGATATTGAGGTTGAAATGATTACCGGTATTCCTGATCCAACACAAGGTAATAACGAAGTTACATCTATTGCTTACCATGATTCCGCAACAAACCAATATACAATTCTTGTATTGGACAAGAAAAGAAAATTGGAAAATAAAACTACGGAAAACAAAAAAGTAATTCCTTGTCCAGATGAAAAAACTTTGTTGCTTAAATTCATAGATGCTATTCAAGAAATCCAACCCCATGTTATGACTGGATGGAATTGTGATGCATTCGATATTCCATATTTGTATAATCGTATCAAAAGAGTTCTTGGTAAAAAACAAGCAAATAGTCTTTCAGTAATTGGTGAAATGTTTTATTCACCATATCGTAATCGTTATACAATCGGTGGAACATCCGTGTTAGATTATATGACCGTGTATAAAAAATTCTCATATAAAGAATTACCATCTTATGCTCTAAACGCAGTTTGTATGACCGAACTTGGTCGTGGTAAGGTTGAGTATGAAGGCAACCTTGATGACTTGATGGAAAATGATATTGATACATTTATAGAATACAACATTACTGACGTTGAGTTGGTTATCGAATTGGACAAGAAGTTACAGTATATTGATTTAGTTCGTGGTATCGCTCATGTTGGCCATGTTCCTTATGAAGACTTTGTATATTCATCAAAGTATTTGGAAGGTGCTATGCTTACTTATCTTAAACATATTGGCGGTGTTGTTGCTCCGAACAAACCTGCTGATAGACAAGAAAAGATGCAAGAATTGAAAGAGAGCGGTGAGAAAGGATTTATCGGTGCATTTGTTAAGGATCCTGTTCCGGGTAGATATGATTGGATGTATGACTTGGATTTGACATCACTATATCCGTCAATCATTATGACACTAAACATTTCTCCAGAAACAAAGATTGCTAAGATTGAAGATTGGAATGCTGAGGATTTTCTTCGTGGAAAAAAAGATGAATATATTGTTGGCAATGACCGTATATCAAAAGAAAAATTAAAAGCATTTCTTGATAAATACAAGTATACAGTTTCATCAAATGGTGTCATGTATAGTTCAGATAAAACAGGACTTATTCCAGCAATTCTTTCAGATTGGTTTGATAAACGGGTGGAATATAAAAATGAAATGAAGAAGTGGGGTAAAGCTGGAAATACAGAAAAGTATGAGTTTTACAAGAAAAGACAACTTGTTCAGAAAATTCTTTTGAATAGTATGTATGGTATCTTGGGATTACCTGCATTTCGTTTTTATGATATTGACAATGCAGAAGCAGTTACACTTTCTGGTCAAACGGTTATCAAGAAAACAGAAGCTGCTATCAATATGAAATACAATAAAGAATTGAAAACCGATGATATTGATTATGTGCAGTATGTTGATACTGACTCTGTGTTTGTTTCGTGTTTACCTTTGGTTAATAATAGATTTCCGGATATTGATACAAACGATATTGAAACAATGACGCCGAAGATTTATGAGATTGCAACGGAAGTTCAAGATTATGTCAATCAATTTTATGATGTTTTTGCCAAAAAGATATTCAATACTGACAAACATCGTTTGGAAATCAAACAAGAAATGATTGGTAGAACAGGATTCTGGCAAAAGAAAAAGAGATATGCACTTTGGATTATTTCTGATAACGGTGTTCCAATGGATAAGTTGGAAGTTAAAGGTTTGGATATTGTTCGTTCATCTTTTCCCAAATCATTTCAAAAATGTATGAAGGATGTGATGATTGATATTCTCAAAGGTAAAGATAAAAATGAAATTGATGAATACATATTGACTTTCAAAAAGAATTTGAATGATGTTTTGATAAACGAGGTTGCAAAAACTTCTTCAATAAAAGATATTAAAAAGTATGCTACTCCCGTTAAAGATGATGTTCTCGGTAAGTATGCAAAGGGAACGCCATCACATATCAAGGCGGCTATAAACTATAATAAGTTATTGACTATATTTGGTTGTCCTCCTAAATATCCGCCAATTAAAAATGGTGATAAGGTTAAGATTGCTTATTTGAAATCAAACAAATACGGATTGGAAGAGTTGGCATTTCGTGGTGATTCGGATCCAGAAGAAATTATACAATTTGTCAAGGATTATTTTGATGCCAATGAATTATTTGTTTCGGAATTGGATGGCAAACTCAAAAATTTCTATGAGGCAATGCAGTGGGATTTCCCAACGGAGAATAAAAAAGTTGCACAAAAGTTTTTTTCGTTTTGAAATTACGCAAAAATTTCATATATTAGCATAAATTATTTACTATTCATTAAGGATTGTTGTTATGGAAAAATCAAAGTTGTTGAACTTTATCAGTAAGTATCATTTGGGTAAGCTGATACAGTCTGTTGCTTGGAATGCAAATGGTGGGCTTTCCACTCGTTTTATTTCTGATGATAAATGTGTAGTTGGCGAAGTTAAGTTGAAAAGTTTTCAAGGTGATGATTGGAAGTTTGGTGTGTATAACACAGACTTGCTTGTAAGTCTTCTTGGTGTTCTTGGTAACACAGTAAACTTTCAAGTGAATGGTGCTGGTGATAAGGCATTCTCATTGACTATTGATGATAAATCAACTACTGTAAATTATATGTTGGCTGACCTTGCAGTTATTCCACCTGCACCAGACTTGAAAGAATTGCCAAAGTTTGAGTTGGATATTACAATTACAAAAGAATTTATTGATAAATTCATCAAGGCAAAGTCTGCTCTATCGGATATTGAAAAGTTTACGGTATTAAAAAATGATAAACTGAATAAGTATCAAATTGTTCTCGGTTATTCAAATACAAATTCAAATCGTATCTCAATTGATATTGATTGTAATGCTAGTGATGATATTGAACCAATTAGTTTCTCTGCTAAATACTTCAATGGTATTCTTGCTGCTAATAAAGATTTGAATGGTGGAACACTAAAAGTTTCATCAGAAGGTTTGGCAAAAGTTGAATTTGATATTGATGACTATGATGCAAAATATTATTTAGTAAAATTGGATAACAATTGATGAAAAAATATTTTTATGAAAAGGGTAATGTTCTATCTTGGCCGTGTAATATTACATACGGTGAATTGGTAACTTATGATGATAAAAAGTTTTCCGAATGGGTAGAAGATTTACGAATGAGGTTTTTGAAAGATTGGGATGAAAACGGTAAACCACCACTCGTTGGCAGATCCGAAGAGGAGATTGTTCAATCGTTTTCAAAGCTCCGTCAATTCAATTCATCAAAAGTTTTTCATAATCCAGATAAAGGCAATGACAAAGATATAATCGGCGTCATTGCCAATTTCTCTAAAAATGGTTCTGCTGCTAATCAATTCTTTCCAACGATGCTGAAAACAAAGATTGCGAGTGGAACAAGTGGTGAGACATCTAGATCAATCTATGATTTCTTTACCGATGAAATGAAAGATACTTTTCATCATGTTATGCGTAGAACTCTTTACAATGACTCGATGTATCTTTATAGTAAATCTATTTCATCAAATCAAATCAAGAACCCTTATTTCCGAGAAGGTGAAACTCTACGCGATTTCTTTCTTGCATTTAAGAATGGTGATGGTAGATTTGATGGACAAGGTTTGCGTATATCAAAAATATCTTGCACACTTGAAACCTACAATAAAAAATATACAAAGTATTTGACTATAAAGGCAGACCAAATCCGTGAGTTTGTTAAGGATGGAATACTTGATGTGAGTATGATATTTTATTTAGGTGATATAGAAGAACTGTCTGATAATTTTATGATAAAAAAAGACGGTGAAGAACCAAGAGTAAATGTTTTCTTGGTAAGAGTATATGAAAAGAGTGCAAAATTATTTCCACAAGCATTTCAGATATTCCGTATTTCTTTCTCACAACCTGCTGTAAACTTTCCACCAATGACTGCAAAGTTTTTGTATGAACATTTTACAAAACATATTCCAGCAAGTGAAATGGTTACGGTATATGATCCAAGTGCCGGTTGGGGTGGAAGAATTTTAGGAGCAATGTCGGTGAGTAGGCCGATACATTATGTTGGAACGGATCCAAACACAGACAATTCAATTCCTGATTTGGGAATTACTCGTTATGAATATCTTGCAGACTTTTATTTGAAGTCTATTGGTGAGAAAGGTAGTTCACTTTCATCGAAGTTCTTTGATGTAAGAGAAGACCATACATACGAAGTTTTCCAAGATGGTTCTGAAACAATACAATTCAATCCTGATTTTCAAAAGTATAAAGGTAAATTGGATTTTGTTTTCACATCACCGCCGTATTTCAATCGTGAAATGTATTCTGATGATGATACACAATCATATAAGGCACACGGAGAATACGCAGATTGGCGTGATAACTTTTTGAAACCAACATTGGAAACTGCTGTTGCTTATTTGAAAAATGATAGATATATTTGTTGGAACATTGCAAATATCAAAGTATCTGCAACCAAAACAATAAATCTTGAACAAGATTCTATTGATATATTAAAATCTTTGGGAATGGAATACAAAGGTAAAATGTGTATGCTTATGACAAAGATGATTGGTAATTCCGATCCAGAACGGTTAGCAAATAAAGTTTTATACAATGGTGAATGGTTTAAGCACGAACCAATTTTTGTTTTCTATAAACCCTAACATGAAACCTAACGGCGATAGTTTAAGTAAATTCTTTGATGTTGATCCGCTAGAAGTTCGTTTGTGGAAAGAGACCGGTGAATTTTTTGCAGGTAAAAGAGAATTGGATGATACAATAGATTGTATCTTTCAGTATTACCGCAAACACGGTTATCCATATATGAAAATTACTGAACACGAAAAACATGAACACATGAGAAAACTACAACAGTTTGATTATGATAGTATTTTCAAAGACGGTGATATAATTCAAACCATGAACGGACTTCGGTTAGCGTGGTCATACTTTCCGCACGCGATGGAAGTTAAATGCGGAAACTCAAAGATGTCTCCAATCGATAATTTTTTGAATGACCAAACATTCAAAATGACAATACGCAAATGTTTGAAGTGGTTGTCAAAACATTGGGGTAGTTCCTTTCAAGAGAACCGTCTTCGTCAATCACTTAAAATATATTCTGGTGTTCAAGGTGTTTCCAATTTTAGACCAACTGCTGCTGGTGTTATCTATAAAAAATATGGCGGTGACGGTGTGATATGGGATATGTCTTGTGGTTGGGGTGGAAGATTAGTTGGTGCTCTTGCTTCCCCTCATATTAAAACTTATATTGGAACAGAACCATCAACGAAAACATTTGAAGGTCTGTGTAAATTACGCGATGATTTTGATTATCTCGGTAAAGATATTCAATTGAATATGATGGGTTCGGAAGATTATCTTCCCGAAAAAGATAGTTTAGATTTATGTTTTACATCGCCACCATATTTCGATACTGAAAAATATGCAGATGAAGAAACTCAATCGTATAATAAATTTCCAACCCGTGAAACTTGGGGTTCTGGTTTTCTTCAATCAACTTTCCGTAATTGTTATCACGGATTGAAAATGGGTGGCTATATGCTAATAAACATAGCCAACACACCAAAGTATAAAGATTTGGAAGAAATGACTATAAAGTATGCCAACCTAGTTGGTTTCGATCACACCGATACTCTACAACTGATACTGTCCGCTGTTATGGGAGCTGGCTATAAAAGAGAGCCAATCTTCGTATTTCAAAAAAATCGCTAGGATATTAGGCGAAAATTACATATATTAGTAGATGAATTTATTAACCAATAAGGTATGTTATGTTTAACGCTTCACACACAATTTGGAATGAAAAGTATCGTCCACAGACACTTGACACTTATGTTGGCAATGAAACTGTAAAGGCAACATTCCAACAGTATATTGATACAAGTGATGTTCCACATCTTCTTTTGTATGGCGATGCCGGTAGTGGTAAAACTACCCTTGCTAAGATTGTTGCAAATACTATTGCAAAAGATAATTATATTTACATCAATGCTTCAGATGAAAATTCAGTAGATACTGTTCGTGATAAAATCAAACAGTTTGCTTCATCTATCGGATTCGGTGGTCTTAAAATTATTATTCTTGATGAATGTGATTACATGACACCTAATGCTCAGGCGGCACTTCGTAATGTTATTGAAACATTTAGTAAGACTACTCGTTTTATCTTAACTTGTAATTATGTAGATAAGATTATCGATCCAATTCAATCTCGTTGTCAAATTTTTAATATAGTTCCGCCATCAAAGAAAGAAGTTGCACAACATCTTGTAAAAATTCTTGACGGTGAAAGTGTAAAATATGATAAAGATAATTTAGTTACAGTTATCAATCAATCTTATCCAGATATTCGCCGTGTAATTAACACAACTCAACGATGTGTTATTGGTGGTGTTTTGAAATTGGATGAAACAACTTTGGTAGAACACAATTATCTTTCTTCAATTGTTGATATTCTCAAATCAAATAAAAACAAAAAAGAAAAGTTTGATGGTATTCGTCAGTTACTTGCTGACAATCATGTTCGTGACTTCAATCAAATGTTCAGACATCTTTACGATACTGTTGATACATTCGCTAATGGTTTCGTATCAACTATTATTTTGATTATTGCTGAAGCACAATACAAAGATAGTTTTGTTGTAGACCATGAAATAAATGCCATGGCTATGTTTATTCAAATTATTATGGAAATTGACCAAAGGAGAAAATGATGGGTATTTATGACATCAATGGTGGTGGACCGCCACAACAAGAACCACAACAAGTTACGGTAGACTTAAATCAGGCAACCGATATTGAATGTTCAAAGTGTGGGCACAAGTTTTTTCACGAAGTAGTTTTCTTCAAAAAGATTTCTGCATTACTTTCACCAACAGGACAAGAAGGAATTATTCCAATTCCAACTTATGCTTGTTTGAAATGTGGTAATATCAATGAAGAATTTTTACCATCAAAAAGGCAACAACTAAACGATTAAGGATTATCATGGCAAAAAGTTTATTTGATCATATTAAAGGTGTTACTTTCCGAAAAACAAAATGGGAAGAACTATCAGAAGAAGATGCGAAGTCATGGAGCAATTATATGATTGCTCGTTTCTTTTCAATGGAACCAGAATTTGTTGAAGTCATAAATGAGTTTCAAACATATTCAAATGGAATACTATCTTCAAGAGATTACTATAAACTTTTGCTAGATATTCTCCCAAAGAAATCCATTTTCCTGAAATACATAAAGTCTAAACACAAAATGGAAATAGAACCAGAAATTCTATCTACATTTTGTAACCACTTTGAGTTGGGAAGAAATGAAGTATATGCATACATCAGATTTCTGAAAGAGAATAACCAAGACGAATTGATTGATATACTGAAACAGTATGGAACGCCAGAGGCAGACATTACTAAATTTGAAAAACAATTAAAGAATATAAAATGAGGAATAAGATGTCTATAAAAGAAAGAGATTTGGGTATAAAGAAACACGAAGCTGTTTTAGAAATAGAACAAAAGTTTCCTGTTATGACGGCAGAATTTAAGAAAATACAAGCAGAACAGTATGAATTGTTTTGCCGTAAACAGTCTAATTATGGTCCAGATAATATATCAATGGGTTCATCATTAGAAAGAGAACAAGACAGAAAGTTATCACTTCAAGGATTGTTTTTCAGACTTAACGATAAGATAAATAGATACAAACAAATGATTATGTTTGGTTCAAATGATGCAGTCGGTGAAAGTCTTGATGACACATTCAAAGATATTTCGGTATATGGTATAATTGCACAACTTGTTCAGTCTGGCAAGTGGGGTAAATAATGCCAAATAAAAAGGTATCTTTTTCACAATACCAAATATGGAAAGGTTGTCCTCATAGATGGAAACTTGCATACATAGATAAACTCGCAACTTATCAACCATCAACTGCTGCTCTTTTCGGAACAGTAATGCATGAAGTGTTGCAAGAGTATGTTAAGACCATCTATGATAAATCAATCGTTGAGGCAAATAAACTTGATCTCAATGAAATGTTACAGAGTGGTATTCGTGATGAATACAAAAAATTACTCACCGAAAATAAAGATGTTCACTTTTCAAGTGATAAAGAACTGAAAGAATACTATTCAGACGGTGTTCAAATTCTCCATTGGTTTAAGGCACATAGAGCTGATTTCTTTCAAAAGAAAGATTATGAATTGGTTGGTATTGAAATGCCTATAAACATTGTTCCACTTGAAACACATCCAACGGTTAAACTTGTTGGATTTTTGGATTTGGTTATTAAAAACACAAAAACAGGTGAGATATACATATATGATTTCAAAACCAGCACAAACGGTTGGAACAAATATGCAAAGGCGGATAAGGTAAAGACATCACAACTTGTTCTATACAAAACATATTATGCAAAACAATATGGTGTTAGTCCAGAAGAAATAAATGTTGAGTATTTAATTCTGCGTAGAAAGATTATTGAAGATGCAGAATACGAAGCAATGAAACAAAGAGTTCAAAGGTTTGAACCATCGAACGGCAAAGTTTCTCAAAACAATATAAAGAAAGAAATTGCTGAATTTATTACAACTGTATTTACCGAAGAAGGTGAATATAAATTGGATATAATATATCCTGCCGAAGGTGGTAACAATTATTCAAACTGTAAGTATTGTGAATTTAATACTAACGAAGAACTTTGTCCGAAAGAAAAAAGAAACATAATGCCATTCTAAAATTTAATGTTTTGTAAAAATACTAGATATTTATTGTAAACTAATATCATTAGGTGTTTCGTGAAAATAGCTCAATTAGCAATTATTGACCTTTCGGTTTATAGGGGCATACATACCTTTACAAAAAATATATCATCACTCGGTAGTGTTGATACCTTTTACTTTAATCCTAGCGAAACAAATAATTTCAAATCTGAATATCAGAACTGTGTAGATATTTCCGAAATGGAAATGACAGAACTGAAAAACAAATTGGAAGGTTATGATATTGTTGTTTTGAACCTCAACAAATTTATCTATGATGTTGATGGTATAGAAAAAAGAAAACCAGAACACAAACAAAAATTGATTGACTTGGCAAAGATGTATTGTAAGTTGAATACTATAACTGCATTCTTTGACCATGAGATATACCCGTATGAGGGCATGCACTTCAATACCATTTGTGTTCCTGCTTTCATAAAATATAGTGATTATTATTTAACATACACGCCGTTCTTTGTGGATGCACTAAAAGAGTATATCGGAATGCGAGGAACTTCTGCATATACTTTTCAAGTCGGTGGTTATATTGACATGAGTATCTATGATAAGTGGATTGAAAAATCATGGGTAGATAAAAAAGAATTACCATACATTTCAGAATGTGCATACTATGCTAAATTCAAAGGTCATGGGAACTTCAAACCAATAGTAGAAACAATGGATAAGTTAGGATTGAAAGACCTTTCAGGTAAGAAATTGGTTCACATTGGAAACACATACTCACCCGAAAATTATTTCAATCATGTAAAGATATTGGCAGAACACGCAAATGTTTCTCGTAAAACTTTTAGTGATACATTTCTTCCGGACTTTGATTTGGATCCAACTGTATTCAAAGTTTTTGATAACGATAAACCAATGATACTTGCTGGAACATACACAATGGAAAGTATGATGGATTTTTTAACTGGTTGTAGATTTAGTATATCAACAACAAACACCAAAGTGCCTTTCTTCGGAATGTTCATCACACCAAGATTTGAATATGCTCAGATAGAAAAGAACTTGATGACTATTCCAATTTATGATAAAACATATATTGACTTGTTCAAAGGAACAGAATTTGCTGAATTAGTTTTGTCTTATGATATAAATGATTTGGAAAATTCGTTAAAAAGTCTTATATTGGAGATACAAAGATTAGAACAAGATGAAGAAGAATATAACAGAAGAAGATTGAGATTGATAAGATTGACCAGAGACATGAATAAACTTGATAACTTTATTCGTGATATGCAAACGATAGTTTCAAATGGTAAACGAAATAAAGATAATTATTCGGAAGATTGGTTTAATTCTTCATTGGAACAGATGGGTTACAAATTCAAACCGTATCGTAAGATGTTATTGAATATGCAAACGGTTTCAACAAATACAACACAGAAGTTTTTTAACATATAAAGGTTTCACATGGCAAAGAAAAAGATATTATTGTTGTCAGATGATTTAAGACTAACATCAGGTATTGCAACTGTATCAAGAGATATGGTTATAGGAACTGTAAAACATTTCGATTGGGTTCAAGTTGGTGCTGCTATAAATCATCCAGATAAGGGAAAGATATTTGATTTATCCGATGATGCTAAAAACAGATCAGGAGATCAAAGTGCATCAATTAAAATATACTGTAATGACGGTTATGGTGATCCATTTTTAATAAGAAGATTGATAGAACAAGAAAAGCCAGATGCAATTCTTCACTTTACAGATCCAAGATTTTGGGGATGGTTGTATAACATGGAACATGAAATTCGTCAAAAAATTCCACTACTGTATTTGAACATTTGGGATGGTGCAGGATTGATAGGTGACACCGCAACCGATCCAATGTGGAACAAAGAAGCTTATGCAAGTTGTGATTTATTGATGGCAATTTCAAAACAAACATACGGTATCAATCACAGAATACTTGAAAGATTTGAAGGTGATGTTTCACCAAACAGAGTAGAGTATGTCCCACATGGAATTGATACAAAAACCTTTTATCCAATAAATGAAGGCGATGATCAGTGGAGTGAATTGTTAGAACATGAAACAAAAATTCGCGGAAATAATAAAGATAAATTTATAGTAATGTGGAATAATAGAAATATCCATAGAAAACATCCAGGTGATGTTATTCTTGCATATAAACATTTTTGCCAACAAGTGGATAAGAATGGTGGTAATGCTTCTAACGATTGTCTATTGTTAATGCATACACAACCAATTGATCCAAATGGAACGGATTTAGTTGCATTGGTTGGTGAACTGTGTAATGAATATCCTGTTTTGTTTGACGATAAAATCATTCCGTCAGAAAAATTAAATGTTTTGTATAACTCAGCAGATGTTGTTGTAAATATGGCATCGAATGAGGGATTTGGTCTGGGAACTGCTGAGGCACTTGCATCGGGAACACCTATCATTGTTAATGTTACCGGTGGTTTACAAGACCAATGTGGTTTTATCAATCCAGAAACCAACGATTACTTTACCGCAGATGAATATATCAAAATACATACATTACATAGAAAAGATACTTGGGGTGAATTGAAACATGGTGATTGGGTAAAACCCGTATGGCCGTCTAATATATCGGTTCAAGGATCCGTTCCAACTCCTTATATTTTTGATGACCGTGCCGATTTCAGAGAAGTGGGTGATGCTTTACATGAATGGTATAAAATGAAAAAAGATGATAGAAAATCTGCCGGTTTGAAAGGACGTGAATTTATACTCGATACAAAAGTTGGTATATCAAGAGAAAATATGTGTGATAGAGTTATTTCTAGTATACATAATACATTAAATACTTTTGAAAAAAAGAAAAAATTTGAATTACATTTAGTTTGAGGATGATATGAGTTATAGACCTAAATTAGTTTTTTGTGCACCTGTAGCCACTATGAGTGGTTATGGATCCCATGCTAGAGATTTATTAACATCGCTTATACAAATGGATAAGTTTGATATAAAAGTTATTTCTATAAATTGGGGTGAAACACCAATGAACGCTTTAGATGAAAATAATCCAGAACATAAACAAATTTTGGATTTAGTTATGACTGGACCATTAGAAAGTCAACCAGATATTTGGATGCAATGTACTATACCAAATGAATTTCAAAAAGTTGGTAAATATAATATCGGAATAACAGCAGGTGTAGAAACTGACATATGTTCTCACGAATGGATTGAAGGTTGTAATAGAATGGATTTAGTAATTGTTCCATCAAAACATGCAAAGTATGTTTTTGAAACAACAAAATATGATAAGCGTGATAAATCAACAAATCAAATAGTTGGTTCGCTACAGGTAACAACTCCTGTTGAAGTTTTACACGAAGGTGTTAGACTTGACATTTATGGTAAATCAATTGATAGTGATGCAGAAATAGTTAATACATTGGATGAAATACCGAATGAATTTGTTTATTTGTTTGTTGGTCATTGGCTTCGTGGTGATTTTGGACAAGATAGAAAAGATATTTCTGGTTTGATATACACTTTCTTTGAAACATTTGGTGATACTGCAAATCAACCAGCATTATTATTGAAAACATCAATGGGCACATTTTCTGTAACCGATAGGAGTAAAGTTATTGATAGGATAAATTTAATAAAGAAAATGACTACTAAAAAGAATTTACCTAAAATATATTTACTACATGGTGATTTAACAGATAATCAAATGAATACTTTATACAATCATCCAAAAGTTAAGGCGTTTGTTTCGTTTACAAAAGGTGAAGGTTATGGTAGACCTATCGCGGAATTTATGGCAAGTGGAAAGCCGATTATAGTTTCTGGATGGAGCGGACAAACTGATTTTGTTTCTGAAAAATTCCATACACATTTGAAAGGTCAATTAACAGAAGTTCATAGAAGTGCAGTTTGGGAAACGGTAATAAACGCTGGATCAAATTGGTTTACTGTTAATTATCAAGATGCTGCGAAAACACTCAATGATGTATATTCCAATTATCAAAAGTATTTGAGAAGTTCAAAACTATCAATACGAGAAGTTGAAAAGATATGGTCATATGATGCAATGTGTAAAAAGTTTCAAACTATGTTAGATAACTTTCTCCCAAAGTTTGCAGAGAGAGTTCCTATTAACTTGCCAAAATTAAAAAGAATTGAACAAAATCCAATTGAGGAAAGTAAATGATTTCATATACAATAACAGTTTGTAACGAAGATAAAGAACTCGATCATTTGTTAGGGTTTCTGAAAGATAGAATAACAAAGCATGATGAAATAGTTGTTCAAATGGATAGTATGTCCGTAACAAGTTCAGTTAGAAATGTAATAGATTTGTATAGAAATCAAATAGATAATTTCATTGTCATAGAGTTTCCACTTGATAACGATTTCTCAAAATTCAAAAACAATTTGAAATCACATTGCAGTAAAGATTGGATTTTTAATATAGATGCTGATGAATTACCGTCAGAAATTCTTATGCAAAACATTCACCCAATGTTAAAACAAAATGATACTATTGAAATGTTTTTAGTTCCTAGATGGAATATAGTAAATGGTATAACAGAGGAACATATAAAACAATGGGGTTGGCAATATGATAATCAAAATAGAGTTAATTGGCCAGATTACCAAACAAGAATATACAAGAATACTGAAAAGATTGTTTGGAAAAATAAAGTGCATGAAAGATTAACTGGCTATGACACATATGCAGATTTTCCACCACAAGAAGAATTTTGTTTATATCACACAAAAGATATACAAAGACAAGAAAAACAAAATCAATTTTATAGTGAGATACAATGATATTCGTTACAACATTTACAAAAGAAATATACAAAATATGTGGTAAGCAATTATTGCAATCTTTTATAGATACAGGAAATTCAAAAGAACATACAATATATGTATTTTTTGAAAATGAAGATGATTTATACACTAACTATTATCCAGAATGGTTGGAGGAATGGGCAGGAGATAATTCATTTGTATTTGTAAATCTTATGAATTATGATGTTGATGGTAAAAACATAATAGATTATGTGGACAATAATCTTAAAAATAAAATATCATTTACCCATGAGTATTCTTCACAAAGAAGTATAAAGTGGTTCAGACCAGTGGCGGCAATACATTATGCGTATAAACTGTTATTCAATAAAAACTTTTGTTCAATAGATGCTGATTGTTTGTTCATAGATAAAGTAGAAGAAACTTTTTTTGATGAACTATTTGAAAATCAAAATGTTACATTTCTTGGTAGAGAAGGTTTCAAAACAATGAGACATGGTGGTTATGATAATAACGGAAATTATATCCATACAAGAACTGTTGATGCAACAAGTGCAGACACTCATACCGAAACTGGATTCATTGGTTTCAATTTGAGTACGATTGGAACTAGTGAGTTTATAGAAAGAAACTTTAATTATTGGGTAACTGGTGATGTATTGAATTTGGAATATAAAACAGATTGTCATACATTTGATGCAACGAGAAAAGAACTTAATTTGAATTACAATAACTTGTGTGAAGAAATGGGTGAGATTTCACCTATTGGATCTAGAGTAATTGAGGCATCAAAATTGAATACATTTTTGACACACAACAAAGGAACAATAGGACCTATTTTGTATAACAAAGGATTATTAAAATGATACCGATGTCTATTCCGCATTTATATGATGAAGATAAAAACTTTGCTAAACAAGCAATAGATAGTGGTTTTATTGCACATGGTGAGTTTATAGAAAAGTTTGAAAATGAATTTGCTAACTTTTGTAATAGAAAGTATGGTGTAACTTGTAGTAACGGAACAGTTGCACTTTATATGGCATTGAAAGCATTGCGTCTTCCTGAAGGTAGTGAGATCATATTACCGTCTATGACTATTGTATCGTGTCTAACTGCAATAACAAAAAATGATTTGACACCAGTTTTCTGTGATATAAACTTGGAAACATATAACATAGATTTCCAATCCGTAAGAAATAAGATAACAGATAAAACATCTGCAATAATAATAGTAAACACTTATGGATTAGTTGTAGATACCGATGAATTACAATCATTCAGAAACGAATATCCCCATATAAAAATAATTGAAGATGCATCGGAAGCACATGGTGGAAGTCACCGTAATATAATTGCTGGTTCAATTGGTGATGTTAGCACATTCTCGTTTTACGCAAATAAGATAGTAACAACCGGAGAAGGTGGTATTGTTTTAACAGATGACGAAGATATTAAAAAGGAATTGATGTCTATACGAAATTTGAATTTCGTTGATAGAAAAAAATATATTCACGATGATGCCGGTTTTAATTTTAGAATGACTAACATTCAATGTGCAATTGGTCTTGGTCAATTAGGTAATATCCGAAAAACTATTTTTAGAAGAAAAGAAATTGCAAAAAAATATAATGATTGTTTGCAAAAAAATTCGTATATTAGAATACCGTATGAAGATGAAAATAGTTTCAATGTGTATTGGTATTATGCAATACGAATAAACAAAAACTATGAAAATGTTTTAAGAGAATTGGATAGAAATGAGATTGATTATAGATATTTCTTTCATCCACTACATCGTCAACCTTTCATAAAAGAAAAAGAAGTTCTGAAAAATTCAGAAGATGCATTTAATACCGGATTACTATTACCAACATATACTGATTTAACTGATGTTGAAATTGAATTTATATCGGAGATAATAAACAATGCAATCACAGAATGATTTACAAAAAATAAAAAGAGTTAGTTATGAATTATCCTAAACACAGAATTGTTAAACTGAATTTGGCATCAGGACAAATGTATCTTGATGGTTACATCAATATAGACAATAGATCTATGTATCATGGTAATATGAAAGTGGATATAGAAGAAGATATTTTCAATTTGAAATGGAAAAATAATTCGGTAGATGAAATTTTATTATCACATTTTGCAGTGTATATTTCTTTTCAAGATATGAATGTTTTACTTAAAAGATGGTTCAACTGGTTAAAACCAGGTGGGAAAATCATAATGGAAAGTGGAAATGTTAAAGCTGTTGCAAAACATATTCTTGAAAATTCTAAACCAGATGAAATAAATGGAAGTAATGGTGTGATGCAATTATTTGGTTGGGAAACAACTGCAGGTCATAAATGGGCATGGTGTCCAGAAACATTAAGCGATTTATTATTCAAAACCGGTTTCACAGATGTTGAAGTAGGTGATGGATTTTTTCATTCAAATCCAGTTAGAGATTTTTTAATAGTCGGAACTAAATAAGGAGTTTTATATGAGAGATATAAGAAATGTTAATGTTTGTGTTATAGGTGGTGCAGGTTTTATCGGATCACATTTGGTTGATTATTTAATAAAAGATAGAAACTGTAATGTAATTGTTATTGATAATCTAATAACTGGACAAACAAAAAATGTAAATCCGAATGCAAAATTTATTTGGTTTGATATTCGTGATAATGAAAATGAATTGGTTAGGATATTGAAAAAATATAACATTGAATATGTTTTCAATTATGCCGCAGAACCTTATATTCCAGAATGTTTTGAAAGACCAATGCATTTCTTTGATATAAACGCAACATCAGTATTGAGAGTATTGAATGCATGCCAGACTGTTGGAATCAAAGGATTGTTACAAGTTTCATCTGCAGAAATTTATGGTGACATGGTTGGTAAAATTAAAGAAAGTGATCCAGTTGAACCACATTCAACATATGGAGTATCTAAATTGGCAGCCGATGGTTTGGTTCAAGTTAGATGGAGAGAGACAAAAGTTCCATCAATTGCACTTCGTCAATTCAATTGTGTTGGTGAAAGAGAAACACATGAATATGTTATTCCAGAAATCATATCACAACTTTCAGTTAGTAACAAATTGAATCTTGGTAACAATTCATTTAGAGATTTTCTATATGCTGGTGATGCTGTAATAATGGCAGTTGAATTATTAGAGAAGGGAAACTTTGGTGAAGTGTATAACATGGGAAGTGAAGATGGTATAAAGATATATGACTTGGCAAATTTAATTGGGAAGTTAATGGGACATGAAACTGTTGAAATAAATGTTGATGAAAGTAGAGTGAGACCTTGGGAAATATGGCATCTTCAATCGGATAATTCAAAACTATATTCAGTCATTGATTTTAGACCTAATACAAGTCTCGAAAATGCATTACAGAAAACCATAGAATACTTTTATGAAAATGGAAAAACATGGAATTGGGTAAAGTAAATAATAACTTTATTCACCCAACTGCAATAGTTGAAGATTCGGTTATACTGGAACAAAACAATAAATGCAATACATTTATTGTTAAATGATAAAGATTTTTATGAAGAAGTTAGTAAGAAGGCATTAGACAATGTAAAGGCGATATATCATAGTAATGTTGTTGTTAATAAATTCAAAACAGATTTTGAAAACATTTTGATAGAGAATTGATATGAAAATTTTGGTAACAGGTGGTGCAGGTTTTATTGGCACAAATTTAATACGAAAATTGAAAAACTATGGTCATTCTATAATTTCAATAGATAACTACACATCGGGACTAAAAACAAATCATATAGAAGGTGTTGAGTATATTACTGCTGATATAAATGATGAAACTTATTACAAATCATTATCATTTGATGCTGTATTTCATTTAGCTGCAATGGCAAGAATACAGCCGTCATTTGTTGAACCCGTCAAATACTTTGAAACAAACGCACTCGGAACTATTAAACTGGCAGAGTATTGCTCAAAAAATAATATACCAATGGTATATGCGGGTAGTAGTTCACATCATAGTGGTAAATTCAAAAATCCATATACATTCAGTAAAGATGTTGGTGAGGAAATAATAAAGTTGTATCAACATCATTACAATCTTAAATCTTCTATTGCTAGATTCTATAATGTTTATGGATCAAATCAATTAAAGAGTGGTAGTTATTGCACACTAATAGGTATATGGGAAGATTGTATGGAAAGAAATCTACCCTTAAAAATATATGGTGATGGAACAAAACGCAGAGACTTTACTCATGTTGATGACATTGTTGATGGTTTGTATAAGATAGTAGAACAAAATGTTTGGAGTAGTATATTTGAATTTGGTAGAGGTAAAAACTATTCCATTAAAGAAATCGCAAATATGTTTGGTGGTAAAATCGTATACGATGAAGATAGGCCTGGTGAAGCAAAAGAAACATTGTGTGATATTGCATTCGCAAAAAGTCTATTGAATTGGGAACCAAAAATAAACATAGAAGATTACATAAAAGATTTTTTGATAAGGTTGGAAAATAATAATGGATAAAATAACATTCGTTTTACCTAGTAGAAACAATTTGGAATTTCTTAAACTAGCATATGAATCATTGAGAAATTTGAAAACAAAACACCAGATACTTGTTCTCGATGATGCGAGTATTGATGGAACAATAGATTGGTTAAATTCTTTGAACGATAATGATTTGATAATATATTCAAATCCAGGTCCAGAAAGAGTTGGTATAGTTGGAATGTTTGACAAGGGGATAGAATTATCCACAACGGATATTATATTTGCTTTTCATGCTGATATGGTTGCTTCACCAAATCTTGATGTGAATATACTTAAACATTTGAAAAGAGGAACTGTTGTATCTGCAACAAGAGTTGAACCACCATTACATCCACCTGGTCCTGAAAAAATAACCATTGGTTTGGGTAATGATGTTGATGATTTTGATATGAAAAAAACATTAGAAGTTTTATCCGAACTTGAAACTAAAAATTTGGATAAAACAACAGAAGGTATATTTGCACCTTGGTGTATGTATAAAGATGATTTCTTTGCAGTTGGTGGACATGATGAATTGTTTGCACCACAGAGTAAGGAGGATTCAGATTTATTCAATAGATTTCATTTGAAAGGTTACACATTCATACAGTCTTGGGATGCATTGGTATATCATTTTACATCAAGGGGTAGCCGTTTCAATAAACATTCTGGTGGTGGAGCTGGTATAAATTCAAATGAGTGGATTCATACAACTACTAAAAACGGTAGAAATTTCATAAGAAAATGGGGACATTTTGTTAAACATGATGAATATATGAAGCCGATAGTTTCCCATAAATATGATATTGCATTCATCGTGAATAACTGCTCCGATTCAATTCTTTCACAGATTGAACCATATTGTTCAAAAATATACTGTGATACACCAATTGAAAAGGTAAAAGAATACATTGATTTGGAACAACCAAATACATTGTATAACTTGAATGACAGGATTTTTCCATTATCAGAAACCCCATCTGCAGATATTGAACTGTGGTTTGATGCAAATAGAATATCAAATAACAATGTGAATTTTATACAATATCTACCAGATATAATAGAAAGCAATGGTATAGTTGAGGGAACATTTGAATTTGATATATTTACATTAACTGTGCATAAAATAGAACATTATGAAAATGTTTTTTTGAATATAAAAAAATAAGAACATATTTATATGTATGTTAATTGTTATCTATTTTGGAGATTAATATGCATGAAATAGCAAGCACATTGGTGGCTATTCAAACACAGTTACGATTTTTTCACTGGCAAACAAAATCATACGCACGCCATCAGGCATATGGGGGAACATATAGTGCAATGAATGGTTTGATTGATAGTTTTGTTGAAGTTTTAATGGGTAAATATGGCAGAGTTCCTGCCATGCCATTCAAATTATACAACAGAAATGAGAAGGATATTATTTCTTTTATTGATGAAACAATTTCTTATCTACTTAATTTGAACAATACATTAAATTCACAGACAGATTCGGACTTACTCAACATTCGTGATGAAATGTTAGCAGAATTTAATAAACTTCGTTATTTAATTACATTAAAGTAAAACTAATTGAAAGGTGGTTATTATGAGCGAACAAACAAAATTAAACGAAAATCAAGAATCAAAAGGTCTTGGTGATACTATTGCAAAAGTTACTCAAGCAGTTGGATTGGATAAAGTTGCAGAAACAATTGCTAATGCAGTTGGTAAAGAAGATTGTGGTTGTAATAAAAGAAGAAAAAAATTAAATGATTTATTTCCGTATAGAAGATGATACCGAAAGATATACATAAGATTGCGGATAAAATGGGGGTATCTTGGGACGGTGATAAACAGTTTATGTCCTGGTGTAGACGAGAGGTTGGAAAAGAACACCTAGATGATATGTCTGAACCTGAATTGATAATGATATACAATCGAATAAAAAATGGTAAATATCCTCAAACATTGAATAAAGATGCCTAATATAAATTACATATCACCTGATGAACTTTCTAATATAGTTAAACCGGGAGCAGCTGGTATTCTTACCATGACTACTTCCGGTGAATTTCTTTTAACAAAAAGAAACAGTAAGGCAAATTATCTTGGTGGTCACTGGTCTGTTCCATCTGGAGAAGTAGATGTAAACAGATTGGAGTCTATGGAGTATTGTGCCCGCAGAGAGTTCTTTGAAGAAACAACACACCAAATACCTGCAGATGCTAAACTAACTTGTATAGATAGATACTTTACAGATAACAGAATGTATTTTCTATTTCTATATCGAGTTAAAAAAAGGTTCTTCGTTAAGATAGATTGGGAACATGAAGATGTAAATTGGTTCACGAAAGAAGATTTACCCCAACCAATATCTTCACAAATTTTTGATGCAATACATAGAATTTGATATTTATTATCATGGAAACTAAAATAGAAAACATATTAGAGAAGTGGTCTAGAAAATATAAGAAGTCTATAAACTGTTCAAGACCAAAGGGATTTAGTCAGAAGGCTCATTGTGCTGGTAGAAAAAAGAGAAAGAAAATGTATAAGGAAATAGAAGAAGCAACATACATAATGGACATGATGAAAGAAGATGTATTCGGACATCGTGTTACACAGTATTCTCCAAAAGATACATTTCGTTTGAAGAACAAACTGTATCAACCATCAACAGACGCTGAAAAAGAAATGTTTGTTGCTATGGTTGAACCACTTATGAAAAGAAAATCATACATATCTCCAGATAAGGATGTATTTCTGGATTCGTTTGTTGATTTGGATACGAGAGTTGGACAACATGATTTTATTCAGCCAGAAGATGAAGAAGATGAATTGGATTATGTTTTTGGTGGCATGGATGATATTATAGATGAAGAATAATTTGCTTTGTAATATAGAATAATTTTTGTATATTTGTATACGTCTAAATGATATTGGAGATTGTAATGAACCCAATTAAAAAAATCATAATCGAAGAAACTGCAAAAGTTTTGAGAGAAATGAAAACAAGAAAAAGAACAACAGATGTTGCTTCCAATTTATTTGAAGCAGTTAAAACTGCCGAGATTGTTAAAAATAATCCGAAAAAATATAAAGTTGCAAAAAAACTTATTGCTATAAGTGAAAATAAATACATAAAAGAACGCCAACACATAAAAGAAAATCACTATCAAGAAGATGAAAGTGAAATGGCAAAAGCTCAATTAGAAGCAATAATTGATAAATCAAAAGAACTTCATGGTATGTTAAAAGGAATGTCACATCTTGAAGATTGGGTTCAATATAAACTATCTATTGCAGAAAACTACATAGATGCAATTCACGGATATATCAAATACTTTGATGGAGGAGAAGAAATGGATCAAGAACAAACGTATAATGATAATGAAGAATGGGATGATGTAGAAGAAGAAGATTTTGATGATTCAGAGTTTGATGACGATGAGTTTGATGATGAAGAATACTTCGATGATTTTGATGACGAAGATGATTATGAAGATGAAGAAGATGATTTTGATGATCAATTTATTTGATAAGGATATAATTTTATGAATTTTCTTCCTTTTGTTTTCGTTGATGATTGGAAATTGATTTCTTATACAGGTGATTACATAAATATAACAAATGATGATCTTAAAAATTACTATGAAAATGGTTTGACTGATCGTGAAATAAAGTCAATGTCATATTCATATCTAACATCAGTTAGATTATCCGATTTACAAAAACCAACATTTCAAACCTATGAATTTTGATACGAGAACAATTATAGATTTAATCGAGTTAAATTTAGATATAGCAAATGATATACGGAAAACTATAAAAGAAGAACAAAAATTTTCAGAAAAAATACATCAGTATGATTATGATATATTTGTAGATTCCATATCATCATTGCTTAAAGATATAATCAAATGCTTCCTTAAAAAAAACTTAAAAGATATTGATTTGTCTATATTGAAAAATATGATTACAATAGATAATATAGATTACAAAATTTTTGTGAATGAAATACAAAAAAATAATACATGAGGTTTTATGAATAAAGTTTCTGAATTTATTACAATGGGCATATTGACACCCTTTGTTTATGCATTTTACGCATTAGTTGTTATACTCTTTACTTTCATTTTAGGTCTTCCAGTTGCTATTGGAATATATTTGATAAACTTGTTTATGGGTTTTATTTTTGGACCTGAAGGTTTTTTTTATGCCAGTTTATGATTTCAAATGTGATAAATGCGGTGTAATACAAGAACATTATGTAAAGACAATGAATGGTTATCCGGAACAATGTTCATGTGGTAAAAGTAAAAAATTAAAAAAAGTAGAAACATTTTCTTCAAGTAAACCTATATTGAAAGGAAATGGATTTTACGAAACAGATTACAAAAATAAATAAAAAGAGGTTATGTTATGAATTACCCCAAACACAGAATGGGAAAAGATGTTGTGGTCAGATTGGCACCACAAGTTGGCGTTATGGAATGTGAGTTTAGACATTTGCTTAAAGCATTTGGACAACCAACATTCTCCACGGAATCGGGTGATGAATTTGATGGAATAGAAAAGGTGGCATGGCATATTGAATTTGAAACCGGTCATGTTGCTAAAATATCCGATGTCCGTCCATTTGGACTTCACGAAATGGATACCAGAACGGTTAAAGAATGGAAAGTAAATGCTCACGATGAAAAAGTATACGAATGGATTAAAGAAAAAATCCGTGATGCCAACCCACATGGCTAAAAATTGCTTGCTTAATATAAATAAATTTCGTAGATTAGTATATCATTTATAGGAGAACGTCATGCAAATGTTAATGTTAATAGTTGGCTTTATTTTCGCAACATACACATTTATTGCAGAAGAAGTAAAGCCCAAGAAAATGAAGAAGGATCATTCTTGTTGCAAGAAAGAGAAACCAAAGAAAGATACGGTATATCAAAATATAAATAAAGAATTAAGAGAACAACATATACCAAAGTTTTAATAAACATTTTTCAAAAGGAGTTATATCAATGAAGTATATCATTGCTATGCTTATTGCAGTTACAACAGTAATTGCAGGTGACACAAAACCATTCTTGCTTAAGTCAATAGTAAGTGGTGGTAACGGTAATGCAACTCTCGGTCAAGTAGTTGCTGGTTACAAGAATAAGTTTCATGTGGGTATTCGTATTCCTAAAAGGGTGGCGTTGTCCGTAGAAGAAACAAATAGTATTGGGTTGTTGGCATATCCAAACCCAACGAATGACGGTGTAGTATCATTCGGTATTGATGGTATCGCTTCAATACAAGTAACGGATGTATATGGTAGAGTGGTTATGGAAACAATTGGTGGTGTATCAAATACAATTACATTGCCAAATCGTGGTGTATTCTACATCAGAATTACAACATGGGATAAACAAGGTTATTCAACAAAAGTTATTTTCAATTAAACAATGAGGAAAAAATGAGACAAGTATTTTTGGCAATCTTTACTTTGATTGCAGTCAATGCATTTGCAGGAACAAACATTCAGTATCAGGCACACGCACCTGCTGGAACAGACATCAACTCGAAGTTCTCTATCTATATTGCAGATAGCACTTTCGATGAAACATCACATCTTAACGCAAATGCTCTTTGGTATCGTGAGAATGTTGATGTAGAAGTGAATAACGGTATCATCAATTATCTTATTGAGAATGTTGCGGATAACATTTTGATTGATAACTACGGTAAGAAACTTTTTGTTTACGCTTATGTGAACGGTGTTTCACTTGGTAGATTACAAATTCGTTCAGTTCCGTATTCATTACTCTCAACATATTCTTTGGAAGCTGCTGAGGCAAAAGTTGCTGGAACTGCCAACAAGGCAAAGGTTGCAGATAGTGCTAAGATTTCTGCACATTCTTTAACTGCAAACAGTTCACTAACATCTGTTAATTCAGATTCTGCAAGAGTAAGTAATCATTCAAACACATCGGCGTTTGCAGATACTGCTCGTGCCGCTGGTAAGGCAACTCTGTCAGACTTGGCAACATACGCCTCAACTGCTGCTCATTCTGCTAAATCTGATACAAGTATATTTGCCCGTGACGCTGCTCATGCATTTGATGCAGATACATCGGTGTTTGCTTATGATGCAAACCATGCTGACTTTGCTTCCACATCAGCATTTGCAACAAACGCTGCTCGTTCAGTTAAAGCTGATACCGCTACCTTTCTGGTGGATTCAACGGTGGCATCACGCAATGTCCAAAGAGGAGCAATCAATGTATTTGCTCTCGAAGGTGGTGAGACCGCAACAGTCGGTTCGTATGCAACAAGAGGAACAAACGGTATCACATGGGAAGTTAATCCACAACATAGAACAAATAGTGTTGCAGTTTATACAGTCGCACCAACACTTATCTCTGGAGATACAAGATGGATCGTCAGTCGTGTTGCGGTGGATTACAACATTATCGCCCCTACAAATCCGGCTCTGGGTCAGCTCGTTTCCGTTTTCAATGGTTCAACTGCAAATACTGTTACAATTAAAAATATAGATTGGGGAACAGATACCGCACTTGATTATACATTGTTGCCAAATCAATCAAGAACACTTTGGTTCAATGGTAATAAATGGGTTGTAGTAGAATAATCTCAATAACCATGTGTTAATGGAGTTACGAAGTCGCCAGATTATGTCTGGCGATTTCTGTTTATACCAAATAATTTCATATTTATATGTATGTTAAATATGGAAGAAAACAATGGCACAGTTGAATGCTAATACTCCGTATATTCAATGTTACATCAGGAAAGAAATAACAGGTTACGATAAACACTTATACGGTTATATTTTCGGTGTAAAATCTATGTTGAATTATCCTATGTTGTTTCACTTTCAAAGTGAAATAGGTGCTAATTTTTGGAATATGCCAATAAGTGCATTCTTCCACACAGAAAAATTTGATATACTTTCAACTGATGAAAAGAAAAGATTACAGTTGTTGCAAACATGGGACTGTCAATCAACTGCCATATCTGTTTGTTGTTTCAAATTTCTTCAACACAAACGGGTGGATGTATTTTGTAGAGACAAGAAATGGCGTACTGGTATCTATCATTTCACAATAGACGATTATTATACTGATCCAAATGAAATTCATGTTGGTTATTCACAAGACATGGATAGTAAGTGTTATCACTTTATAGAATTGGAGGATGGTAACTTTTGTATTCATCCCAATAATTTATTAAGATGGCACAATCCTGATTTCATTATTCCATATGATAAGGATAAACCACCAAAGATACGGATTAACAATCCACTAATGTCAAGTGAAGATATTGATAGAAGTTATGGCAATACTGCTTATTATTTTTACAACCATGAAGTAGAGTAATTTGATTTTGATACATATTTATATGTGGTATTTATTATTCATTAAGAGAATGATATGAAAGATTTGGTAAATGAAGGTAGAAAACTACAAGACGGGTTTAAGAACAAACTCATTAAAGAAAATCCAATGGCTAATTCAAACATAAAGGGACAGTCAAAATTGGATATACACTATAAAATAAATCATCCAGTATTAACTCTGTTGAGTATTAATCAATTAGATAGTTCAAATAAATCAATGAGTTCCATTCAGTCCACCATGATGATGACATTCGGATTGAAGTCTTCTAATATTAACACAATGAGTGATCCAGAAATGTTAATGCGTGATGCTGGTAAAATTGCTAAAATGATATGTGATTTATTAGACAACTATAATACAAATCATTATCTAGGTAGACCAATTATGAAGGATAATATGATAACAATACCTATTAAAGTAACAACATGGACAGGTGATTGATATGGATATTACAAAACTAAAAGGACAAATACCAGATAATGTTTACGGTGAAATACAGTCTGTTTGGATTACCTTTCAGATAAACACCCCAACAAGATTATCACACTTCCTGGGTCAATGCGCACATGAAAGCGGTAATTTTAAGTTCACTACCGAAAACCTAAATTATTCTACAAAAGGTTTGATTGCAACATTCCCAAAGTATTTCAAACAACCAGGTCTCGCTGAAGCATATGCCAGAAATCCAGAACGCATTGCATCAAGAGTATATGCAGATAGAATGGGTAATGGTTCAGAGGGAACACACGAAGGATGGAAGTTTAGAGGCAGAGGTTACATACAATTGACTGGTAAAAGTAATTACACACTATTTGATAAGTTTGTTAATGAGGATATTATTCGTGAGCCGGATTTGGTAGCTAAAAAATATCCATTACTATCGGCGGCTTGGTTTTTCCATAAAAATAAATTGAATACCATATCCGATAAAGGTTTAACCGATGCCGTTATATTGGAACTTACAAAGAGAATAAACGGTGGAACAAACGGTTTACAAGACCGTATCAAATACACAACAAAGTTTGGTAAGATACTTGGAGTAATTTGAAATGAGAAGAAATAATGATATTTCATTGGTTAGATTGTTGAAAGAAGCTGACTTACCTAAAATGAATGCAAATGAAAAATTCATAGAACAGTCGTGGAAGTCATTACTAAACAAAACAAAAGTATTCGAGACTATACCATTGATATTTGCAGTTTCATCAAAGAGTGATTTAACTGCTGAAGATATGATTACACTACTTGGTAAACCGTATGATTGGGATTCACAAGGAAAAGAGTGGTTATTGAAAGTTCTTAAAAAAATACGGAATGATCAAAAGGCATTCGATACTTTTAACAAAATAGTTATTGGCGGAACAATAGATCCAGGTGCACCATCGTTAAAGGATCTGTATAATGGTAAACCGGCATCCGGATTCATTCATGCAAATATAACGAAGTTTTATGCTAAGTTAAAGTCTGTTTCCAAATACAATGAGAAAAGTAAAACATTTACAGCAGATGTTGTTTTATTTTGGGGACCCGGTAAAGTTCAAAATGCATTTCAAGGTGATTTGTTAAAAGGAATGAAACCAGATGCAGACTCTCTTATTAAATTAAGTGACGGTAAAACAATAATGGCCTGTGTTAGTTTGAAGGCACTAGAAGGTCGTGTTGGTAAAGTAACAACCTTATTCATAGATAAATTTGGTGAAGAATCCCAATTGTCAAATGAATCCGTTTCTGAACAAGTAAATGAAGGTGTTATGGATTTATTCAAATCTGCAGTATCGAAAGTCAAAGATGCTGGATCTGTAGTAATAAAGAAGGCAAAAGAATATGCAACAGATTTTACAGAATGGGTTAAGGGTGCCAAAGATGAATTAACTGATGTGTTCGCACCATCAAGTAAATATGTTGCCGATGCTCAAGTTGAAGTAAAAGAATTGGAACAAGATGCAGAAGATGTTTTACAGACATTTGATGAAGAAATTGTAGAATACTTCAATGCATCAGGTAAACCAATAACCGAAGCAAGTGAAAATGAACCAATACAAGTAAGTGTTTGCTTTAGAGATAAGATATTGAATTGGTATTCAAAATTTAATAACAATACAAAGAAATATAATACTGTATTTACTGACTTTCAAAAGACCGTATCGGAATACTCAACCAAGAACTTTTTTAGATTGAGGTTTGAATCCATACAAACAAAGAATAAAGATTACCAAAATAAGATGCGAGAAATAGAGTCTATCATAAAGAGAGTAAAAAATGCAAAGGAAAAATCCGGTGGTTCATCGAATAACAAATCAAAGTGTAAACTTTTATTTGATGGAACAAAACCACTAACATTCACGCGTAAAGAACTTAAAAATATGTTGATGTCAAATGCAAACTTTATTGCAATTAGTATGTTACATAGAATGGTTGAAGATTATTTGAAACAAACTAACAAGAGAAATACAAAACAAGCTATAACAAACTTGGTAAAATTTGCAACACAAATAAATGCGGAAGCAATTTTTGGTGGTGCAATAGATGTTCCTCTAATAAAATACAATGGTAAAGTAATTATCAAATACGGTTCACGTGATAAGTATGAAGATAATCACACAAAGAATATGGTTGATTACTTTAACTCCGCAAAAACAATCCCGATAATTGGTTTGAAAATAACTCCAAGTGCAGGCAAGAGTGGTGAGATTGCAACATACTACAATATAACAATCTTCTGTCTTTCTGATTACAAAGGTTCAGTTGGATCGAAACCGATGGATTCGGATTTCATTTACAATGAAATTGCTTTCAAATGTAATAGTGGTTCTGAATTTACATTTGCAGTTGAAGCTGATAGAACAACCGATGGTGCTTCTGTCACAAAGATATTCGTGGGTTAATACAAATGTTAGAACAGTTTTTTAGTAGTTTGGAAATAGATGATGTATCGGATTTGAATTATACGGAATATACTCCATACAATTCGCAAGAACAAAGAGAAGATGTTTTGGAAAAGATAGATTGGGTATTGCTTAAACTACATAAGATTAAAGATAGGCGTAAATATGATTATGATATTGTAATGGGAATTAAAAATAGAATACGATTTAACGATTGTTCATTAACTACAAAGGGTGTGGAATTTTTGAATATAATTACAACGGATTTGAAACAAGACATCTTCTAATAAAAAACCCCTCGAATTTCGAGGGGTTTACTTTTATCTTATTCCTTTATCACCAACTATTGCTATTGCCTGTTTGAAGAAGTTATTTGCATTTTTCATTTCATCTATCTTCACATTTAGTTTCTTCAAGTTCTTATCTATTGCCGTTAGGAATGTGTTATCGTATGCCTCGCCTTTTGTTTTCTTTATCTTCCCAACCCAAATGGCAGCTTGAAATTCTGGTGGTGTCATTCCAAACTTTGATGCCATATCTTGTGTTAGTCTTGCCATATAAACATAACTCGGTGTCTTTGCCAATAGTTTTGATTTCTGTTTCTTGTCTAACTGTGGATAGAAAAATGATGCCATCCATGTGTCCATCGTAACAGGAACCCAACCTAAATCCTCGAAAGCATAATTTGGATCAAGTAAGTTCAGAGTAAAAGAGAATACTTTTTCAGCAGATATAACCGTGGTATCATCCAAAGCACCGGTTGGTTTAATGTGTCTTGCTATTTCTTTTACTGCAGTTTCTCTAGTTAATCCATAGCTATTTGCTTTCAATAGTTTTAAGAAGCGTAGAATGTTTGGTAGATAAGTATTAACGCCCATGTTTCCTTTAATCATACCACGAACAGTTGCTAAGTCTTTGTAAGCATCTTGTGTTTTCATCATGTTGTAAAGTTTAGTTGGTTCTATCTCCATCATTTTTTCTAACTTTTCTTTACTTTCTGGATTTGATAAATCCTTTTTAATACCACGAAATGTTTGAGCAGCAAGTTTGAAGTTCTGTGATAATGTATTTCTTGGTGAAAAGATTGCGAGTAGAATGAGAAACATAGTTCCTTCGGTATCTCCGAATGCATCCAATATAGTTTTATTCATTTCAGCATACCAATTCTTTGCTTCACCGCCTAACTCTAGCAATTCATCAATACCTTCCATAATTGAACCATCTACTTTGAGAACACCTTTAACTTCTTCTAATTGAGCAGAAGACATTTTTGTATAATCAACATCTGCTTCTTGAAGTTTAACATCAACAACTTGATCCAAATCCGATTCGTATTCGGTGAATATGGTATCCAATTGTTTCAATTGATTACCTGTTAGTTGAACTTCAACATCACCTGTTGCTTCATTTACCATACGAAATCTTTTACGGCGTTCTCTTGCCCATTTTGTATCTTCATTTAATAGTTGTGATAACTTTATCATTTCTTTATCTCCATGTAAGGTATTCCTAAATCCAAGTGGAATTGTTTATCGGATGCCTCATATGATTGTTGTGATTCATCATTTGAGTCTGTTGTATATTGCCAGTTCCAAAACAAATTATCTGGTGTATCAAATCCATAATAGTTCAATACACTCTTTTGAGTTTGTGTAACATCTGCACCGTTCCAATTTTGTCCTATACAAATGAAACCGGCTTGTTTTCCTTCAATTATATTTTCTTCACCCAAAGTGTGATGTCTGTTTTCTATCCATGTCAATCTTTCAATCAACTTTTGATACTCTGCATTTGCTTGTCCCCATCGAATAGATGCAAAGAAAAGAACTATATCTGCTTTGAATATCTCGCTACTAACTTGCCATAGTTGATCACTTCTTTCGTTTACTGATGCCCAACATCTATGATTACCGGTTGGGTTTTTCTTCTTGTCATTTAATACCGCATCAATCACACCACAACTGTTACCCGTTTTGTGTGATACATTGCCCTCGCATGGAACTATTTTTAGTTGTGGAACATCAATCCATTCTGATTTATTCGGTATATTTTCTTTTATGAAGATTGCCAACTCTGTTGATTTTGGTAATTCCAAATCAATCCCGCCTTTATTATATTGTGTGTTAAATGGATAGCGTGTTGATGTGGTGACGAATAAAACTTTCTTTGAAGGGTGGGATGCCAAATAAGAAACTGTATCGTAAACAACTCCAGATAAATCTCGTCTTTTTATTAAAGACATCAAAGAAGGCATTGGCATATCTATATCCTTTATTTGTAAATTGTAATCAAAGATGTTAAAACATTTCCTTTACCAACAAGAGTTCCTGTATGGTCTCTTGTTATATCTAACTTTGGATCATACCAACCCAAAAACTTCCCGTTTGGTCCTCTGAATGTTTGTTTGTCATCTTTATCGGTATCAATTATACCTATCAACTGACCCTTTCTATCTCGTAGAAATCTTCTATCTTCAAGTAATATGTCTTTTAATTTAATCATATCTATAAATATGATGTATAAAAAAAAGCCCCATTGTAAATTACAATGGGGTAACTTTATTCAATATAAAATTAGAACATCATATCATTATTGTTCTGATAACCCGGTGAGGGTTCTTGTTTTTTTGGTTTTTCAACAATAACAGTTTCGGTTGTCAATAATAATCCCGCTACGGAAGATGCGTTTTGTAAAGCAACTCTTGAAACCTTTGTAGGATCTATTATTCCTGCTTCAAACATATCAACAAATTCACCAGTTCTTGCATTATATCCATTGATAGTTTTGGACTTTACATTTGACTCCTTAACTTTATTTACAATTACTGATGGTTCTAGTCCAGCATTTGAAACTATTTGACGGATTGGTTCTTCCAATGCCTTTCTTATTATAGAAACACCAATCTTTTGATCCTCATTATCAACTTCAACATTATCCAATGATGATAATGTCAATATGTATGCCACTCCACCACCTGGAACGATACCTTCTTCAACAGCGGCTCTTGTTGCATGCAAGGCATCTTCTATTCTTGCTTTCTTTTCTTTCATTTCAACTTCGGTGGATGCACCTATTTTTAATACTGCAACACCACCGGATAGTTTAGCAAGTCTTTCTTGTAGTGTTTCCCTATCATAGTCGCTTGTTGCCTTTTCTATGTGTGATTTTATTTCACCGATACGTTTTTTTATTTCTTCTGAAGAACCTGAACCTTCAACGATTGTTGTATTGTCTTTATCAACAGTAATCTTCTTAGCAGAACCTAAATTCTCCAAAGATACAGTCTCCAACTTTATTCCCTTCTCGTCTGATATTACAGAACCATTTGTTAAAATCGCAACATCTTCTAACATCGCCTTTTTTCTATCACCATATCCAGGTGTTTTAACTGCTGCAATTTTTATAGTTCCACGAAGTTTATTTACAACTAATGTTGCAAGTGCCTCGCCTTGTATATCTTCTGCAATTATTAACAGACTTCTTCCGGCTTGTGCAACCTTTTCAAGTGTTGGTAATAATTCTTTTATTGCAGTGATAGATTTATCTGTTATTAAAACATAAGCATTTTCCAATATCGCTTCCATTGAATCTTGATCGGTTACAAAATATGGTGACAAATATCCACGATTAAACTGCATACCTTCAACAACATCCAAAGATGTTTCTGTTCCTTTAGCTTCCTCAACGGTAATCACACCATCTTTACCAACCTTCTCCATTGCATCTGCTATAAGATCCCCTATGGTATTATCATTGTTTGCAGATATTATACCAACTTGTGTTACTTCTTTTTTATCCTTTACTGTTCTACTTATGGATTTTAATTTATCACAAACAATGTTTACTGCTAAATCTATTCCCCTTTTCAAATCCATTGGATTTGCACCAGCGGTTACATTCTTTAATCCTTCACGAACTATTGCCTGTGCAAGAACTGTTGCGGTTGTTGTTCCATCACCGGCCGCATCATTTGTTTTTGATGATACTTGTTTTACTGTTTGTGCTCCAAGATTTTCAATTGGATCTTCCAATTCAATTTCACTTGCAACGGTAACGCCGTCTTTTGTAATAACCGGTGATGCATATTCATTTCCTATTATTACATTTCTACCTTTTGGTCCAAGTGTTACTTTAACTGCATCTGCAAGTTTATCAACACCACGTTTAAGTGCAGAACGAGCTTCAACATCGAATGAAATTATTTTTGACATAACTTAAAACCTCCAATTAGTTTTCTAAAATTGCTAATATATTTTCTTCACGCATAACAACAAATTCTTCACCGTCAATGGAAACAGTAGTTCCATATAAACTTGTTCCGTATAAAACTTTGTCACCAATTTTAACTTCCATTGGTATCAAGTTTCCTTTCTCATCTCTCTTGCCGTTTCCGATTGCAATTACTTCACCACGAACCGTTCCACCTTCGTGAGCGGTATCTGGAATAATAATCCCACCGGTTGTAACTTCTTGTTTTTTTGATGGACTTATCACTACTCTGTCTTGTAATGGTATAAGTTGCATAAAAACCTCCAAATTAAATTTGTATAAAAATAACATACATATAATATCTATTCTTCATCGGGAGTTTCATCCCAATCAAAGAATTTTTCTTGTTCTTCTTTTTTCTTTTGTTCTTGTTGTTTGATACGTTCTTCCAATCTTCTACGGTATCTGCCGTCTCTCGGGCGTTTCTCGCCATACCACGGTGTCTTTGATACTGTTCCGTATGTCCATCCTTGATACGATGTTGATGGTGTCCTAACAAGATTGAAATAACAATTAAAACATAACAGACGCAGATTGTCTAATTTACAATTACGCCAGTTATTATCTATGAAGTCTATCAGAAGGGGATAATTCCCATCAGTCATTCTCGGTTCATTCCAACCACAAGCAGAACACTCACACGGAATCCATCCCGATAGTAATAATCTTTTTCTTAACTTCTTTGTTTCGTATGCAGGATATTTACCGTCAAGAATATCCTCTAACTTTTCTTTGTAACCTTTATTACAATCAAATGATTTACCATTCCACTTATCATCTTTCTTTTCACGCGTAAGTGGAACTCCAAGTTTTGAATGTAATTGAAATAGAGTTTTACCTGTCTCACTATCAATGTGCTGTTGCGCCCATCGTTTGTAAGTTCTGTAATCTACTTTGAGAAATCTGGCAGCATCTTTATTACCGAAACTGTTTTGCATTGCATATCTGATTTGTGCTTCGGTAAGTATTAGTGGTGGTCTGCCCATCTTTTTATTCATAACACACTAACTCATAACACTAAAACATAACACTAATAAATATAGTATAATGTTTCAAAACACTAACAAATATACAAATTTTTTTTACGAATAGCAAGCATAAATAAAAAAGGTGAGTAAAAACTCACCTTAACTTTATCGTTGGTCTAACAGAGCAAAGTCTGTAATTCGGAAATGGTTATATGGATTTATCGTTCTCTTACGATACCATACGCCCCCACCATCCCATTCTTTTCCACCTTTACCGGAAGTAGTGTTACCTTCTATTGTGGTTCCACTTTTACCTTCCCACTTGTCTACAAAACCAACATGACCAAATGTAGTTGTTCCTCTACGCCAAACTACAACCGAACCCATCGGTATCTTCATATTGGATTGTAAAACTTTTGTTGCTTTGATTGTCTTGTTCTTGGATATGAAATGTCTTGCCAATCCAGAACGAACACGCATTGTTTTTATGTCGGCACTATCAAGACAGAATGAAACAAATGCTGCACACCAAGGATTACCTGGTCGAAGTCCTACGGATTTGAGAAATTTTGTAACCCAAAATCCTCCGTTGTTTCCTACTTCTTTTGTTCCAACAAAACCATACGCAATGTTTCTAACGCGTTCACCGTCTGTCAATTCAACTGTTTGAGAAGCAGAGAGCGGCAGTGA